ATTCTTGCTTGGTGATCTTCCCATTTTTGAGTTTTTTGTTAAGTTTGCTTCTTGGTGAAGGCATGTATCCTTGTTGAATTATTGGGTTCCCCAAATAATTTCTTTTTGTCACCTCCAAACCACCGTCCCCCAAAAGGGACTGACGAAAGTAATTTAGTGAAAAACCAGAAATCAAGTCGGAAGCCTGCACCGGTTTGGGAACCTCAATATCAGATCCTTCCTGACACAACCAAAAAGAATGACAACCACCCAAGGATGGTATCTTTCTATGGCTTAGTTGAAAAGGATATTTGTCCTGGAGAAAGTTGAGGTAATCATCGACCACCCTAAAAGTGTCGATATCAAATGAAACAAGAAGAAGCAATGTGACTGCACGATCAAAAACCTGTTCAATCGTATAATTGCATTCGTATTTCTCAAGCGTATTCAGAGTTTTGAGAGCAGAAAATTTTGGAACATAACCTTTCAAATCATCATTCCATGTAGCGGTAAGACCTAGGAAGGTATGACCTTCAAAGGAATCCGTGACAAGATCTTTTTCTCTACTAAGATCGCACCCATGTTTTTTGTAACCTTTTTGTCGGGGTTCAAACTCACCAAAATTGAGGGATTTTTCAGCTACTATGAGATGATCATCTGCATAGATGGCGAGATTTATTTTGACACGATAATCTTCAAAAAGAGAACAACCATAACGTTGTCTCCAGAAATCGCATAGGACATAAAGATGTCCAATACAATTGTCATCGGTTGTGGAAGTTTGACCGGAAGGATTTCCGAACATCTTCTGAATAACTTGACCAGTGGTTAAGCCAATATATGATTCCATTATTTCTTGGTAATAATAATTGGTCCTTTCCCACCATTCCTCAGTAGACATTCCCTTTTTGTCCCAACAATAGAAGCGAACTTCTTTGATAGCACGAAAGAGGTCATCAACCATTCCCGAATCCCATTTCACACAATCACCTTCTATAACTTCCATTTCTTGTATACGCGAAGATAGCTCAATTAACAGGGACCTAAAGCCACCATGCGTCATATTGAGTCCGTGTTTCAACGGAGAGGTACGGTAAAATTCTGGAGCACACATCATTTCATTCATTGCTTGATACATTCTAGC